ATCTTAGATTCTTGACCTACTCTTGTTATTATACTATCAAGTTCGTGAAAATTCAAGTTTTGATATTCATCTACGATTACAATTGCTTTATCTAATGTTGTACCACGAATAAATGAAGTGCTCCAGAAGGAAATAGTTCCTTGTGCCTTAAGATTTCCATAGAGCATTTCAAAATCAGACTCTGAAGGCATCTCAAACATATACTTCACCATATTCTTATATGGTATCTGATAGAGTGAAGACTTGTCCTCATGATCACCTGGTAAGAACCCAATCTCTCTAGTAGACACTAATGATCTCACAATATAAATTTTCTCATAAGGAGTCTTAGGATCCAATACATCCTTGAGTGCATTATAAAGAGTTATAAATGTTTTACCAGTTCCAGCACAACCATATGCTACTAAATTTTGGTTGTTCTCATAACAACGAAATAATTCTTCTTGATTTGGAGTGAGAGGAGTAATTTTCCTCATCAAATCCGTATTGATTGGTTTTTTTCTTTTCATTTGCTTATTACTCATTCCAAATGGAACAATTGTTTTATTGCGAGACCTTGATTTGGCGGGCATATGAAAATTAGATAGTTTTTACTTTAGAACCAGGCATTTTAGATACTCTATGAAGAACATCATTAAAACCTGGATGTTTTTTGATTAACTTGTCTTGAAACTCACCAACTTCTCCGACTCCAGCACACCCTTTTGACCAGTCTTTGTCCCAGTCGGGGTTGTCTTTTCTCCACTGCTCATACGCAGACATAGACATGGACAGTTCTTTAGTCTCTCCAGTCTTCAAATTTTTAATAGGATATGTTGGCATGAATTGTAATTATATGTGAAATTATTTAGTTCCACTCAAGTGCTTCAGACACCGCAGGGAATTCTTTTACAAAGATCTTCTTACATGCATTAGCAATCTCCATATGCTCTTTCTGTGTTCCATGTGCAGAACGTAAATTAATATAATGTATCCATGAACGACAAGATCCAGTCATATAAATTCGTGTTGGTGTAGCAAGAGGTAAAACAAATCTTGCACATTCTTTTGCAACACCTGCATCTAACATCTGATTATATAAACTAAGAGAAGAACTGAACAAAGTATTCATTTGCCTATTAAACTTCTCAATCATCTCTGGATCTAGATCATCAATACTATTCTGTCTATTCTTATTATCCTGTCTACGAAGTTCAGGCAATTCAATATTACCTAAAAGATTACTGTCAGCATACCTTTGAGAAAACTCTTGGTATGTAAAACTTCTATGCCTTAATATCTGTGCGGCTATTGCTCTAGTAGTCTGTATCTGTAATGTCATTGAGGATTGTTCAAATACCGACCAGTGCTGGTGCTTAATACAATACCTTAATAATCCAGAAAAATTTTCATTACTTTGATTAGATGGATTAGAAACTCTAGCAATATATGCCATAGTTTTTTCTGCATCAGGTGTGATGCTAATAAGTTCAACGGTCATATCTTAATCTGCGTAACCATCGTCATCGTCATACATTTCATCATAGCTTGTATCAGGAGAGGAAAATGCGTTTGAATTTTTATAGGAATCAATATCAGAATAAACTTCAGATTCTAAAGCATCCACAATTTGCTTTAGATTTCTAACAATGAGTTTAAGTCTTTCTTTTTCCATTAGTTTTCTCATTATTTAGAGGGTGGGAGGTTGGGTTAATGTATACCAACAAGTAAGGGGCATTGCTACATTAGTAGATTTTTACCTCACTGTCTGAGACCCGACTGGTAAGTCGATTCTGACATTCCTGCCAGCAGCACCACCTGTGTCTCATCACCTTAACTAGCCTTATGCCAGCAAGTTTATTCAGTCACTCCCGTGTTGAGTTCGTCAACCCAACAAAAGTATTATGGCATAAAAAAAGAGGGGTGTCAACACCCCTCTCCCAACCAAGTAAGGTTATGATCAACTCTTAGATGCGAACTTGCGTTGCACTTTGATTCCACGATACATTAGATCATGGTTTCTACGTTGATCTGCTTCAGCGAGTACCTTCTTGTTGTACTCTTGAGAGTCGTATTCGACTCCACGATAAGTGACTTTTGCCATTGGCTTTCTCCAAAGTAGGGGTGGATTAGACCCGTTCCTTCAGTCGGCTTTTGCGTCCTCCGAAGAGGATGAACGAACCCGTTCCGAGTCGGCTTACTTGCGACCTCTAATGAGGTTGAACGTATGTGTGCTAATACTAACACAGGTATACTATATAGGCAAGTAATTTTGTATTTCTTGATACAAAACTTTACTTTTTTAACATTCTATCTCTTATACCTGCTGCAGATTTGTTAACAGCACATATTTTATATAACCATATCCTTTCCGCAAGACTAACCTTTCTTCCAAGTTTTATCTTGCAAGATATCTCAGTCACTCTGCATCGTTGATTCTTAGAAAGCATACCAACCAGTAGCAATGTATTTGACTTGTGATTCACTTACGATACCTCTATGTGGATGAGTCCAGTATGCTGGCCATATTAACACATCTCCTGCTCTAGGTGAAAACTTCTTTTCTTGTGTGGGAAATTCGGTTTCCCCTCCATCAGTCACATCATTAAGATAAACCATCCATGCAAGCACCCTTTTCTCTGCATATCCATCAACCCCACCATCATTTTCACAATGTAATGTAAAGTATCCTTCTCCAGCATTATATCTTTGCAACTTAAATGTAGGAGCAATAGTCCATGATTTTATCTTATTAACAAAAGGATAATCTTTCTGATACTGATCTATGCATATACTTAATGCTCTTGCTAACAAATTATTGATAGGACTTTTCCCTACTGTTTCTAAGAACATCTCCGTGTCTTCACATCTTTGTCCTTTCCTATGCAAATGACTATTATCCTCAAAGAAAGTAATAATGCTACTACAATCCTCCGAAGATAATACAGATTCTTTATGTAATATAAAATCTTTAGAATGCATTTATCACAGATGGTAAAAGATGATGTTCTGCCTGTTGAATTGCTCTGGTTAATGACTCCACAGTATCAGTAGGTAGTATAGGAACTACTTGTTGTTTTATTATAGCACCTGAATCAAGGTATTCATTTACAAAATGCACAGTACAACCAGTTTCATTTTCACCTGCCTTAAGTGCTTGTTCTACTGCATGTAAACCTTTATACTTTGGAAGTAATGATGGATGAAGATTTATAATACGTCCTGCAAACTCATCACAAAATTTCTTAGATACTATTCTCATCCAACCTGCCATAACAATCATATCTACTTCATAAGCATTAAACAATGCAATTATTTCATCTTCATCCTTACTATAACATGAAGGAATATCTAATCTATCTGCTCTCTTTTTTGCTTTAGCTTTCTTTTTATTATAAACCATGATTACGATATCATGTTTAGGACATGCGTGATGAATGTTCTCAAAGTTAGAACCATTTCCTGAACACATAACTCCTAGTCTCATAATACTGGATACTCCTCGTTTCTTACGAATTCGGTTTTCATAGTTTTAAAATCTTCCATCAATCTTTGTACTTGTTTCTTATCAAGACCAGCAAGTGATTGACAGTTCTCTAAACAACGATAGATACATTCTCTATCAGAAATGGGTGGTTTTTTAGGCCACCCATGACTATCAACCTCTCCACCAGCAGATGCTTCTACATTACTCATTTTTTAGTGGTGTTGCTACGAGTTCTATTGATGATAGATATAAACTTATCACCAGCAAAATGTCCACCAAGGCAGACATCAATCTCATCACCATCTTTCCAATTAACTTCACCATTCATTTTGGTGTGTTGCATCAAGACTGCAATCTTGTTAATCACTTCTTCTGTTAGTCTCATTTACGTGCTCCACTTGTATAGGTTTGGTAAGTAAGTCAGCAAGTCTATGATATGCTATAGCAGTAAAGACTTGAGGAACTATGAAAGCTATCATAGCAACAACCCAAAAAATATAATAATAATTTTCTTTGTTTTGTGTTCTCATTGACTCCAATCTTGATAGGGTGGTTCTTCCTCCCCAACATAATGCCTAAAGTGTTCTATGTCAAAGTATGATGGAGGTAATGTTTTTACATCATCATATGCACCTTCTAATCTCTTCTTATGTTCTCTCTCATCTAATACTTCATTGATAAGGATCTTTAATTCCTTAACCATTGTTTCAGTGAGTACCCTTCTAGGAGTAATCAACCAAGGTTTATGTTTCTGTGCTTTAATTGGTCCTTTATAATTAGGATCCATAGGAGCACTCATCCCTTGAGTATCAATCTTACTCATAACTGTTTTCCATTCTTATCAACTAATCCCATCTTTTTTACATGAGATAGATTTGATCTTTCCTTTTTCTTTAATTTCTTATACTCTTTTATAATCTTATTAATTTCATCTTGTGATACGTTAACCTTTAATTCCTGTCCTTTAAAACCCTTTCCTTGCTGCTCTATGTAATCATTGATTCCATTTTGAATCTCACCTTCAATAATATCATTAATTTGATCCCTAATTTCATCACTCATTTTCTTTTTTTCACCTTCTTAACTGGTGCTTTATAACCATATTGACTAGGGTTTACCGTACCGTGTCCAAAATCAATCCTCTGAACCGAACCTTTACCGTAC